TCAATATTATCAATTGGAAAATTGTATTGTTCAGCAAAGAATTTTTTATAAAGAATTAATTGAGACATTTTAACGTCATCTTTTTTCTCTTTATCTCCCCAACCTCGAGTTGAAGTTTTAATATCAAGAATTTTTATTGTATTAGTAGTCTCATTATAAAACACCACATCTATAAAACCATTAAATAAAACATTATTTAGTTTTTTAATTGGGTTTAAAACAATAGGTACTTCACATCCTACTAAATACCAACCTCGTTTTGAAAAATAATTCCCTTTTTTCTTTTTAATATAATCTAAAATTTGAAGACCATCATCACAAAATTCGGCTAATTCTGCAGGGTTTGAAAAATGTATATTTTTATTTTTAATATAAAAATTTTTATATTCTTCTCTCAACACAGTTTTAAATTCAGTTTCAATATCTAATCTGTCAGCCGCTGCTCCGCTCTCCTCGTAAAATACCGTTAGATACTGTTGAAGAGCACGGTGTAAAGCAGTACCAAATACCGCATGTATACTAGGTTCAAAAACTTTATATCCATCTCTATATTTCAAGCCCCAATGATGAGGACAACTTGCAAATATACTTAATTGAGAATAAGATACGGATTTATGATAAGCATAGTTTATCTCCGGTACAGTTACCTTTTGTAAGTCTTTTAATATTTTAGGGAGTTTTTTAGCCAAGTTTTTTTCTATTTTGAATTTCTCTATCTAGATAAAATAAAGCTTTTTCTAAATCCTGAATTATGTTATCTTTTTTTCCAGCTCGAGAAATGTATTTAAGAGTGTTACCTAAATTAAAACCTACTTCCCAAGCTTCAATAACTTTAATGGCTTCATATGGGTTATCTGCACCTCCATAGTGTTGGGGGTGTACTACTTGATCATTAGTATAATCATCTTCATCCATTGTAATTGTTACTTCTCTTTGATTCATTTCTTCAAACTTTTTTATTGAGTCACTCATTTTAATAACTTTTTAATTTCTTTTTCTTCTTTACCTAACTGTTGTAAAATTAAAGTTACATCTTCTTGTGTTAGGATATTACAATAATCTAAAACCTCTCTAGTACTTATTTGAAAGTATTCGGATAATAAACTTAGTACTTCTTTCACGTACTGTTGTTTTGTGGGTTTTACATACTTGTTGAAGAATTTTTGTTTGGGTAAAGTTTTACAATAAAACTCATATAACCTTTGTTTTGGAACTTGGTGTTCTTGAATCTCAGCTACTAATTCAATATAATTAGGATTCATTGAGATAATTTTATTAATCATGAAATTGTTAAAGATCTCATGCTCCTCGTTCGAAAACGAGGACCATGGTTCTTTATCATAAGACATTTGCTTTACCCAATCAAAAATTGTTTTAATTTTGGTCATCTTCTAAAATGAATTTGAATTCATCAGGTAAACCATCTTTCAAAACTTCACCAGTTTCTGGGTCGTAAAATACTTGGATAGGCAATACATTGTCTTCGGCAGTACCTGTGATGAATTTAGATACTTTTCTTAGTAAGTATCCTTGGTGCCAAATTTTACCACCAGCAGCGGTTAAAATTGGAGTTGTTTTGCTTAAATCTAAGCTCATTTGTGGTTGTTGATCTTCCATCTTTGTTTATTTGGTTGTTAATAATTTTGATACGCAGGCACAGAATGTAATTTCTTTATCAGGTGCCATGATTGATTTGTGTTGGTAATCTGCTATTATAAGAGTAGCGATTGCTGAATCTGTAAATTCATCTGCTCTCTCAAATAGTACTCTATATAACTCATTGTAATCTCTAATATTAGAATCCATTACTAATTGTCTTATAGTAGTAAAATTCTTAATGTTTTTAGTTTTAAGTAATTCTATTACTTGATCAGATGTTTGTTTAAAATTGGAGAGTAATCTGCTTTGTTGCAAGTCTCCATTTTTAATAGATGATTGAAGTAAATTCAAACATTTTCTAATATCAGGATAGGTTTGTTTAATAATTCTTACTACATCAGCTTTAGTATAAGTAATGTTTTCTAAATCTAGAATTTCAACACATTTAAATGCTACATCGTGCATAGAAGGAGGTAATAATTCAAACATAACAGTTCTAGACTGAATTGGATCAATTATTCTTTCTATGAAGTTACAAGTAAATATAAAACGAGCATTTAAACTGTAAGTTTCAATTACATTTCGAAGTGCAGCTTGAGCGTTAATAGTTAAGAAATCAGCTTCATCCATTATAACCACTTTTTGTGGTTTAAAACTAGCAGCTGAAACGAATGATTTTACCTTATCTCTAATAGTATCAATACCATTTTCATCAGAACAGTTAATGTAAAGATAATCACAATTAATGTTGTTTACTATTAATTTGGCAGCAGTTGTTTTACCTGTACCTGCAGGTCCTGTAAGTAATAAATGAGGGATATCATTAGAATCAATCCATTGTTGTAATGATGATTTAAAATCTTCATTACCAATGTACCCTTCTAAGGTATCAGGTCTATACTTTTCGGTAAATAAGGTGTGTTTTTTATTGAACATAACTTTTATAATATATGGAGCCTCTTTCGAGGCTCCAAATTTATTACATCATTCCTTGCATAGGATTGATTTCTTCTTTTTTGTCTTCTTTTTTCTCGTAAATTATAGATTCGGTTGTTAGGATTGTACCTGCAACTGAAGCTGCGTTTTCTAAAGCAATACGAGTTACTTTTTTAGGATCAATAATACCTGCGGCTTTAAAATCCATTGTTGATAAGTCTTTATAGTTAAGACCAGCCCAATTGCTTCCTTTTTCTGAATCAGTTAATTTAGAGCCTAAATATTGAACTTCTGTTAAGTCATGGCCAGCGTTGGTTAAGATTCGTTGGAATGGGGCAGCTGCTGCTCTATAAACAATTTTCTTACCATTTACAAAATCATTTGAACCTTCAAAAGTAATACCTTTACGAGCATATAATAAAGCAGTTCCACCCCCAATTACAATACCTTCTTCTAAAGCGGCTTTTGTAGCAAATAAAGCATCTTCTACTCTATCTTTTTTCTCTTTGATTTCAAGTTCACTATTACCACCTACGTTAATAATAGCTACTCCACCAATCATTTTACCTAAACGCTCTTGTAATTTTTCTTTTTCAAATGGTGAACCTGCGTCATCAATTTGTTTTTTAATTTCTTGAGCTCTAGTTTCAATTGCTTCTTCTGATCCTTTACCATCTACGATAGTGGTTTTATCTTTACCAATTGTAGCAGTACGAGAAGTACCTAAACATTGTTTTAAGGTATTAACATCAATTTTTTCTAGTTTATGACCTTTGTCTTTAGATAAAACTTGACCTCCTGTAATAATAGCTAAATCCTCTAAAGCCATTGTTCTACGATCTCCAAATTCAGGTGCTTTAACTGCTACTACATTTACAATACCTCTCATCTTATTAACGATAGTCACGGCTAATGCTTCTCCGTCAACGTCTTCTGCTACTACTAATAGTGCTCGTTTTTCAGTGTTAGCTAATGTTAAAGCTGGTACTAATTCATTTACTGAAGTAATTCTACCGTTATAAATTAAGATATAAGGATTATCTAATACAGCAGTCATTGTATTATTATCAGTTACAAAATAAGGGGATTTGTATCCTCTATCAAATTGCATACCTTCAACGATTTCAAGTGAAGTTTCACCTGATTTTGATTCCTCAATAGCAACAACTCCATCTCTACCTACTTTCTCTAAAGCAGTAGCAATTAGATTACCAATTTCTTCATCATTGTTACCTGAAATAGTAGCAACTTCTTTGATTTGTTGGTTATCAGAAATGTCTTCTGTTAGGGTGTTAAGAGCTGCTTTAAGTTCTTCTACAGCGGCATCAATTCCTTTTTTAATTTCAATTGGATTTTGACCTGCACTAACGTGTTTTAATCCTTCTTCTAGGATTGCATAAGATAATAAAGTAGAAGTAGTAGTACCATCACCCACTTCATTTGCGGATTTAACTGATACTTTTTTTACTAATTCAGCACCAATTGATTCAATTGGATCTTCTAGTTCTTTAAATTCTTTAGCTACAGATACACCGTCTTTGGTTACTGTTAATTGACCATAATCTCCTTTGATTAATACTGTTCTACCTGCTGGTCCTAAGGTAGAAGATACACTATCATTAAGTTTTTTAACCCCTGATAGCAATTTGCTTTTTAATTCTGTTCCGAATGCTGTTTCTGTCATAATTAATCTTCTATAATTGATGGGATTTGTTCTTGTGAGATGATAAGATAATCTACGTTATCTAATGTAAGTTTTTGTGCACCCATTGGTGGGATTACAACTCTTTGACCTACTTTTAGATCAGTTGGCACAAATTCACCTCGGTGCCAATTAAAAGTATTGGATACTGCTATAATTTCGGCTACAAGTGATTTTTCATGACCTACGTCAGGAATAATAATGTTACCTACCATCATTTCACTTTCCTCAACTTGTTTTAAAATAATACTACCACCTCGTGGTTTTAATTTACTCATAATGTAATTGAATTAGTTAAATTGTTAAAATTAGTTTCTACTGCTTTAGCATATTCCTTAATAGTGTATTTAGGAACATCTAATGCCTGTTGTTTTGAAATAGAAAACAATGCTGTGGAGAGTTTAGTAAAATAACCATAAGGTTTTTCTGATTGAGTTGTTGGGTCAATTAGAACCACATTGTAACAACCTTCATCAATAATAATCTTATAGTCTCCTAAAGCAGGATCCTCAATCATTGATCTTTTCTTAATTGTGCCTTTTTGTCGGCCTTTGAAATTTAAATTTGCCATAACTTTTTATTTGTTTCGTATAATATACGAAAGATTTTTTGGGTATCCAAACAAAACTTAACCTAAGGGCGTAAGGTTATTATTTTATTTTAATTGATTTTGGTTTTGCTTTTTCAGCAATAGGGATAGAAATTTCTAGCAAACCATTTTCTAGTTTTGCTAACGCTAAAGACAAGTCATATTTAGCTGAAATTTTATAACCTAAACTAAAGGATTTTTTAGATAGTCCTCTGTGAATTGTTCCAGGGTGAAGTTCTTTATCTTCTTCTGGTTTGTCATAACTGATTTTTAGAATATCGTCTTCAATATCTACTGTAACATCGTCTTTAGTAAGACCCGTACAAGCTACTTCAAAGTGAAGTCCTGCGTCGTCGTAAAAGATGTTTAGGGGGTGAGGTTGTTTTGTGGTTGCTGCTGAACCGTATCCACTTGTTGGGTAAAAGAAATTGTGGAATAGAATGTCAAATTCATTAAAGTTTGTACTCATATTGATTTACGTTTTGTGAGCGCTTTTGCTACTCGTTATTAATTGCCCTTAGGTCATTTATCATAAATATTACTACTCATGTAAAGCCACAAGAAAATATTCAGACTTTACTCCTGCTTCTTCTAAATTAACTTTTAATAAACCATCTTTATAAAGATATGCTTTACCAACTGCATCTTTATTTACAGAAATAATTTCTCTAAAATTGTTAGCACTAAATGCTACTGATTTTATATGATTGATAATATTACCAGGTTCAGAGAAATTTACTTTGTTTGAGTAAGATGATTTTTCTCCAATTATAAAACCAACAACATCTTCTTTTTGGAAATCCTTAGTTATCCCAATTTCGAAACGAGGTGGTTTATCTAATGCATTATGTGCTTTAATATATTTTTGAGTAAAATCAAAGTTAATATCAAATTCCAAATCATGTGGCGGCAGATTTGGTGCTACACCTGGATCCTGAATTAATCCTAAATCACTTAAATTGTAAGATAAATCAAATTGATTATCACTAATGTGAAGTTTTAGAAAATGATTACCTTGTTTTTCTAGTTTTAACTCAATATAATCATTTGTAATATTAAGTAATTTAAGCAATTGACCAGTATTAAAAATACCAATCTCGCAGTCTTCTAAGGTTATAGGCGCAGTAACTTCTCCGATACAGTCCTTATTGTCGACTGCAAATTTAATGTGAGCTTCGTTGTTTTTAACCTTAAATTTAACCTGAGATGTTAGTCCGTTTAAATAAAAACTTTCAATTATTTGTGCTAATATTTTTTTATCCATTTTATGAGAATGTAAAGAATTTATGTATTAATGGGTTTGCAGGTGGTAATGACCATTCTAAGTCATCATAA